CGTGTACTGTATGTGGTATGGTCTATAACATCAGAGTAAACAATGAAATGTAAATGTTGCGGAACTGATCCGCTTGAACTGAGAGAGACCGATAACAACCAGATCCAGGCGTGTACTGTTTGTGGTGTGGTCTATAACATCGAAGGTAGGAAACCAACGATCGTAGTCAAGAATCTTAAAGGACATAGAGAATATTGGAATCGGTTTGCTATGAACTGTTGTCCTGGCGCTTACAATATGGGCGGTAGTCCAAACGAGGTGGCTACACAGCATGAGATAGAGCATTTCAAGGCATACGTCAAAGCGCATCCTCACGAGTTTGGAGGTGAAGAATGAGCCAATGTAATTATTGCTGTTTACGAGAGATTAAAAAAGATGCCAAGGTGAACAGTAAAAAAGTATTAATTATTGGATCTAAGCAAGGTGGATTAAACGTTTTTGTAATTCCTAAAGACATAAAAATTGATAAGGAATTTACTGACAAACTTAGAGCATTGAGACAAAGTTCAGATAGTGAATATTTCTCAGCCTGGTTTATGTCATTAGGCAGACATTGTGAGTGTTAAGGAATGACCGGACCACAACTCAAAGCGTGTCCTTTCTGCGGTGGTGAGGCAAAACTTCATCAATATAAAAATCCAGAGATACCAGAGTTTCTTTACAAAGTTTACTGTCTAGTTTGTGGCGTTGAGAAAAAAGGTTATGATAGTCCGTTGGCAGCCATAAAAGCCTGGAACAACCGTAAGTATATATTCGAGTTTGAAGCGATGAGGATTTATCGAGCAACTATTGTCCGGAATATATTACAGATGACAAAGGATTATAACACGATCAAGAGTACCGAATCACTGAATGTTATGATCGCACACCATCCGGATGATATTAAAACCAGCTTGAAGCCGGATCCTATTCGTGATGGATCTTGGACCGTAATAGACAACACCATCAGGATCGCAGCCTTAGATAAGGTGGAGAAATGACGCTTGAAGAAGAGGTCCGTATATTTTTTCATAATATGTGGAAGGATTTTGATTCTGGTAAAATCAAGATTGGAGATATGGACGAGTATTTTCTTCCGGATGATCTTGAAGAGCGTGTAACCGAGTTGATTAAAAAAAAGATTAAGGATTGCGCTGAACTCGCTAATAAAATTTTCATTTGGCTTGGAGCCAATAGAGATAAGATGCCAGCTGATCTTGTCAGATCATTACAGGATTTAGCTGATAGGATGAAGGAATCTAAAAGTGAAAGTTAAAACTAAGGTTGAGATAATAACATTTGTTTCTCTATGTGTCGGAACAATCTTATTCATAGCGACCACATCATTTTTAACATTCTTAGGACTGGTTTTGATTGCAGCTGGCATAAGGATATTACCTGGTATTAAGTATATCGATGAATGATTATACGACAATTCCGTTACACATTTGTCGTAAAACAGAGAGAGGAGTTTAAACATGGATAGAGAAACAGTCGAGAAGGCTGCTAAAATCAACCAGGAGATCACTTTGCTTAATGATATGTTGCAAACCTCAAGTGGTGTAACTCAGATAAGCAAAGGAGCGCAACGTTACACCGTTCCTGGTGCGCTCGATGGTCCGATAATAAAGTTACTCAAAAACAGACTGACCAAGTTAGAAAAGGAGCTGGCTGCATTATGACGATTATGTTACATCCGGTCGATGATGTTATATTGATTGATGATACCAGGCTGGACAGTTTCCTCGATCGACTGAAGAGTTGTTTTAATATTGGATATATACCTGTCGGTGGTGCTACCATATACTTCGAAGAACCAAAAGGAATTAATGAAGGTAAGCCACCAAGAAAATGTTATTCTATAGTTATGGTAAAGCATAAAGGAGTTAAGATGCTACATGATAGAATAATTCAAACGTAACCAGGAGGACCATGACCATGGCGAGAAAACTCGTAGCAACAAAATACCGTGTCAGGATCGAAGTAGTACATACATTTGAAATCACTGGTAAACGTATACGTGAAAAGGTAGCCGATACTGGAAATGAACTTGACAATGGATCAGTATATGATTGGATTGATGATCCTAACACATACATTGATAAAGACAGTAATGAGATCTACGATCAAACCGTTGAAGCTCTTGATGTGGTGGCGGTGATCCAGGCTGTCAACAGGATCCACGAAACAGGTGCAAAGAAATGAAATATTACTTTGTCCTGTGGTATAATTATGACGGTAATAAAGTGGACCGATTCCTTGATAACGAAAAAGAAAAAGCTGAAGACTTTATTGCGACAATAAAACAGAAAGAAGAGCTGCAAGATTATGGTACTGAATTGAGTTATGTGATACTTGGTGAAGAGGTTAAAGTTGAGACTGTCGAAGTAACCAAAAAGGTTGTGATTAAAGATGAATGAGGAAGTCAAAAAGAAGTTTCCAAAAGCGTATGACCTTATGATGTCATACTTCAAGCTGGAATACAACGAGAAATACGGTACTCTTCAGCTAAAAGGTCATCCTCTATCATCTTGGCATCCTCGTGGTCTTTATGATTTCTTCGCTCATTATAAAATATACTTTGGTCTTAATCCTATTTTGGTTAATCGGTTTGAATTGAGAGTCTATCAACAGTGTCCAGAAAAAGGTCATGAGAATTTCTTGAATTGTATTTATTGTGGTGAATTTGAGTCACAATCGAGAGCTGAAGATATTGGATTTCCTAAAGCATTTGAGATCCTGGAAAAGAGACTATGAAGTGGTTTAGACTGTACTCTGATATACTGCAAAATAAAAAGGTGATGCAGCTGCCTGAAGCTATGCGCTGGCGCTATGTGGCGCTTAAAGCATTGGCTAATATTCAAACACCAAGAGGTACACTTCCAAGCAATGAGGACATCAGTTTTGAGCTTCGATTGTCACCTTTAGAAGTGGAAGAAACGCTTAAATTATTTCAGTCCAAACATTTTTCATTTTTAGAATTAAAATACGGAAAACTTCGCATTAGGAATTGGAAGAAACGACAGTTCATTTCTGATGATATTACAGCTCGTACTCGACGACACAAAGGAACGGAAAAGGAACGTTCCTCGGAACATGATAGGAACGAAAAAGGAACGTCACCAGATAACAGAGTACAGAATACAGATAAAAAGAAAAAAAGAAAGAAAAAAAGAAAAGACCTATCGCTCGAATCTATTGATCCAGTTAAATTCAAAGAGAAGTTTCCTGGTATCGATGTAGAAACTGAGCTTGAGAAGTTTAAGGACCACTTAAAATCTAAAGGCATAAGGCGTAAAGACTATCACGCTGCATTTCGTAACTGGTTAAGATCTCCGTATACTCCAAGAATTGAGGTGAAACCGGAAGATCCGAAACAAGTCCTTTATCGGTGTCCGGTACACGAAGACAGTTTTACGTGGGATGTGCCAGGAAAGAAGACACTACGTTGCAGATTTAAAGATGTACACATGAATATTTGCAACGAAATAGCGGTAGAAGAATCTAGCGATTCAACCATTCCTTAACGATCTCACCAAGTACGCTCTGTACTGTCCTTCCTACAACAACACACCTGGCTCTTAATCTGCGCCAATCTTCCTCCGAAATCTCTATCTTGACATTGGTCTTGACTGGCGGTTTGTTTCGCTTTGGTGGGCGTCCTCGTGGCTTTATATAGGTCATTCTATTGGTCTCCTGGTAATATGTTAATTTAATAATTTCTTAGGACCGGAGCCAGGAGTCGAACCTGGTAGATCTGACCAACCTCCGGTCTTGGCGTGCCTATCAGCAGGCGTTAAAGTTCTCTACAACTGAAGTGCATCGATGAGTCCAGAATTACCACCTGTTCATCCGGATCAATACCTAGCTTTTCAGTGTTGAATCGTTCTGCAAGCGCACAGGCTTCTTCGTAATCCTTACCAAAGTACCAAGGCGCTGATCCGGAACCTCTACCAGTTAGCGGAAAATGACCAGGTGTGTCCTAAAATACGATCGAAGGAACAAAACCTTTATCGTCAACATAAGAGTCAATCGGTATCCAGTAGATCCAGCGCTTTTCAGCCATTAGCTTGTTGATTTCATTTACCATGTCTAATCCTCCTGGTTAAATAATTGCATCAACGTAGGTGTCCAGGTTCCACCAGTTGTTTGGTAAACCGTAGAAACCTATATCCTCAGATCGCTCTTTGACTTTGTTCCAGCGATCAACAATATGTTTTTCTTGTATAGTGAGCTTGTCACCATTAGCGGATCGGACAGCCTGCTTTGCAAGAGATTTCAACTCCATCCGGATCCAGCGCAGAGCTTTGATCTGTATGTAGAGTTGAGATCTTTCCTGCTCGACAAGTGCGATCTCACCAGCGATGTCTATCACATGGTCACTTATCATCTTTTGTCCTCCTTACGAAAGTTTAGCGGTCTATTTTGCATCTCTTAAGTTTCCTTGACTGTCATTGTACCTCAAAATTAAGCCTGCCTTCACTGTAATTCAAGTATTATTTGTACTACCATTAATAAAAGGTATAAGTAAACGTTACAATGATGTGACAAAAAAGCGGTTGAAATCCACTGACTTTTTAAGATAACTTAATAACCGGACCACAAATGAACTCGGCTTCGCTTATAATCATCTTAGTTGTTACTCACCTAATCGCTGTAATTATAGGTCACTTAATCACTGTACGATCGCTCGCTGGCCAATCAATATTCAAGAACCTGTTTAAACGTCGAAATGGTAGACCTGGTGAACTAAGTGAGGAAGAACTCCTGGAAGAAAGCGGTGTACCACCTGTCCTTGATGAGCGCTGGCAAGAACGTGAAACCGCTGGCGTGATCGATCATGAAGAACCAGAAGTTGAAGAAGAGTATGACAGAGAGATCTCAAGCTGAAGGAAGCGCGAAATTTCAGCGCTATAACGTATGTTATTAGTATAATCTTATGTATAGAGGATATATACAAAGAGTAAAAATGTGTACTGGCTTTGTTGCTTTTTTTTCTTCCTCATTATTTACGCAAAGATCTTGCATCGACAGACAGCTCCTTTGGACTGACTTAATCAACAATGAGAGTAATTTAACTGGTATCAATGACTTGCGAAAACGACCTCGAGAAGTTGAAATTGAGAAATGTTGAAAGCATGAGTTTGTAATGGCAGAGGTCACAAAGGAAGCACAGTATTTGGAACTGCTTGTTAATGCAGAAGAACCATTGTCTCAGAAAGAGGTCATGGAGACTTTGGACATTTCACCGTCAACAGCATGGAGATATGCCAAGAAGTTAAAGGATAAGATCGCAGAAGCAGCTAAAGACTATGCACGATCGTTGGCTTTGGAGATGGTGAACAACCTGAGGAAGAACGCAAATAACGGTGATACCGGAGCAGCTGTCAAGATCCTGGAGGTTGGAGAGGTTTACATACCAAGACAGAAATCGACGATAGACGGTATACCAGTTACAGGAGTGATCGTACTGCCTGAGAGAGTCATGGTGGACCAGGTTTCAGGAGAATCGGACGAAAAGTATTTGGATCCGGCTAAAGAGGTCAAACCAACAGATGAGTGAAGAAAAACAACAAGTTAGCTGGTCTCCTCATCCTGGACCACAAACAGAAGCCTTGCAGACGCTATGTTTCGAGACTCTGTACGGTGGAGCGAGAGGAGGAGGAAAAACAGATGCAGGACTCGCCTGGTTGACGTATGACTGCGAGCATCCACGTCTCCGTTGCCTGGTCATTCGCAAGAACGCTGATGACCTGTCGGACTGGTTGGATCGTGCCAGGCTCTTCTATCGTCCATTTAACGCTCAGGTCGTCGGTAAACCTGCACAGATACGTTTTCCATCAGGAGCGTTGATCCGGACCGGACACATGAAGGACGAAAACGCTTATACCAAGTATTTAGGTCACGAGTACCATAGAATACTCGTTGAGGAGCTGACACTGATCGAGCGCCTTGATGACTACCTTAAATTGATAAGCTGCTGCCGATCTACCATAGCTGAATTGCGTCCGCAGGTGTTTGCGACCACCAATCCTGGAGCCTCTGGACATGGTTGGGTTAAGGACAGGTTCGTAGACGCAACGGAGCCTCGAAAAATTTATAAGGATCCAAAGACCGGATTGACGAGGATATTTATTCCTGCAAAGGTTACAGATAATCCGACGTTGATGAAATATCATCCGAAGTACATCGCATTTTTGGAGAGTTTGCCGGAGGATTTACGTCGAGCGTGGAGAGATGGTGATTGGGACGTATTTGAAGGTCAATTTTTCAGCAAATGGCGCAGAGACATTCACGTATGCGAGCCATTTCCGATACCGCAGGAATGGTCGAAGTGTGTATCGATCGATTGGGGTTATGCACCGCATCCATTTTCGGTAGGCTGGTACACTAAGAGTTTCGAAGGACAGATTTTCAAATACAGAGAGTCGTTAGGACACGAGACCGCGCCAAAAAATTTAGCGGAACATATCATAGAGTTATCTTCACAGGACGGACCGATAAATATGTTCATAGGAGATACTCAGATGTGGATACGGAATCCATATAGCGCAGGCGCACAGCAGACTTCCAAGGCTTTTAGTGATAAGAGCATAGCGGACACGATTACCAACGCTGGTATTCCTTTACTGCAAGCGAATAAGGACAGACCAAACGGATGGATATTGATGAAGACTTTATTGGAGTGGGAAGGAAAAATAGGACCGGATGGCGAATACATTTTAGAGAAGGAGCCGAAATTACATTATTTTTCGACTTGTAGAGAGTCCATCAAAGCTATTCCGGTCCAGATTCACGATCCAAAAAAACCAGGAGACATGAAGAAGAAGGACGGTGACGACACTTGCGACACCGATCGATACGCATTTATGCACATGACCGAGTCAGATCTTCCGGAAGCGGAGCCGACAGTTATGGATGGATTTGTTAAACAGGAGCGCAAAAAAATTCGAGGACCAGTTTACGCAGAGAAAGAGACTGGCGGAGGATGGATGGACTCATGAGTGGAGGAAGTGACAGGTGGTAAAGCCGAGTGATGCCGAAAAATTTGCGTTAATTCGATCGGTGAGGTTGGCTTTACAGATGGATCCTAAGTTGATAGAGAAGTGGTCGGATATAAAATTAAAAGTCCAGAGCAGCTGCAAGAAATGTTTTGGAAGAGGATACACAGGAACGAACATCACACATGGACACACACCAGTTATCTGTACCTGTATGCAGATCCATATAGACTGGAAGGAAGATAAGGTTGCCAGCACATCCTAAAATTCACAAGGTCATGCACGAGTTTAAGCATGGTACTTTGAAGTCTGGATCCGGACACAAGGTAACGAAAAGATCTCAGGCGATAGCCATTGCACTAAGCGAAGCGCGAAAGGCAGGAGCGAAGATCAAGAAAAAGTTTAAGAAGCGGAAGAAGAAACGTGCCTGACGAAAAAATAGAGCGAGTAAATTTTGAAGATCAACAGTTGTGGAACTTTGTCAACGAACAGTTCGAGTTTGCTAAAGAACATCGTGACGCACAGGTGAACGTATGGCGTACAGCGGAGAGTTACCTGTATGGTAACCACTGGAAAGATTCCAGGATGCCGAATTATAAGTCAAAGATCGTAGTAAACGACGTATTCGAAGCGATCGAGACAATGTTGCCAGTGATTACAGCGAGAGCGCCAAAAATTGAGGTCGTACCTCAGCTTACTATTGAGACGTTGGAAATGATTGAACAGGCAGAGGAATACGCACGAGGTTTGGAGCGAGAGTTTGACGAGATCTGGCAGTATTCCAAGATGCCGAGGAAAAACCGTGAGATGTTCCGGATGATGAAAGGATACGGTAACGCTATCTTGAAGTCAACGAAGGTTGAAGGTCAACAGAGGATACTCAATGAAGTTGTTGACATATTCGCTGTCTTTCCGGATCCAAACCGTTCATCTATTCGAGATTGCGAGGAAACATTTTTTATTCATGCACCAGTTGTTTATATCAGCGAGATCAAGAAGAAATATGGTGTAGAACTGAAAGAAGATGGAGAGTTAGATAATTATCGATCGTTCCAGTTTGCACAGCAAGCGCAGCAACATCCTTACGGTGATGAACCTTTGTCTCCTGTAAGTGATACTGAATATTCAAGAACCGAACAATTCGAAACAACGACACCTGGTGTTAAACTCCGGATCAAAGGACAGGCTCTAATCGCTGAGATGTGGTATATGGACGAGGACGAGGACAAATATCCTAATGGTCGAGTAACAGCGATCGCTCCATTTCAGGCAAAAGGAAAGATTATTTACGACGCACCAAGAAAGTATAAATACATTCCGTTTTTTGGAGCCAAGAATTATTCGGAGGCTCAATCCTTTTGGGGTAGACCTGAGAGCGAGCAGATCCGGACATTGAATAAGTCTACAAACATGATAATCTCACAGGTTGTTGACAACATTCGATTGACAGCTAATCCGAAGTATGAGCGCTTACGAGCTGCAAACATTGATAAAACGCAGGTTACGAGCGAACCTGGTAGTGGTGTATTATCATCAATTCTAGGTGGTTTCAAGTGGATAGATCCACCAAAGATGCCGAGGTATGTACTTGATATACTTAACTGGTTAGGAATCAAGACAGACAATACAACTGGTGTCCAGGATGCCTGGCGTGGAAAGTCAGCCGGATCCGGAGAGTCCGGTCGTCATGCTGAAATCCTACGATCGCAGACAGCTGGTAGGTTACAGCCACCTATCGAAGAGCAAATCGACATGATAAAAGAAGCAGCCGAACACTGGAATTATATTATTCAGCGAATGTGGAAGGATCCTAAAGTTCATGTTGTAAAAACTCAGGAAGGAAAAATTGATCCTAGACTTTTTCACGGAATGATAATGAATCCAGCTGATACAGACAGAGAAGCGATCGACGCAAGGCAGATAGATTTTAACGTAGATCTTTCAGTTGGTAGTTTAACGCCACACGATAAGTACCAGGAGATGCAAGAAATAGCAAATGTCATCACTTTTGCAACTCAAGGTGTACCACCTTCACTTCTTGAACCTCTGATTGATGCTTCACCTAATATCAGAGACAAGGCTAAGTTGAAGCAACTAATGAAGGATAATCCAGTTGATTTAGGTCCGGAAGCGCAATTAACTCCGGAGGACCAGGAGATCATAGAATCAGGAAACAGAGACGCAATTGCGCTGTTACTGCTTCAGAAACCAGAACTACGAAACATCATAGAGGAAGCACAGGCAGCTCCTCAAACAGATAATATTGGGCAGATATAAAACAAAGAGTCAAGTTTACTATTGCAAGGAATGTGATAAATGTTGGCAAGAAGGTAGATATGAAGATATTTATAGATTCACTCGTGATGATATAAATTTTTATGGTAAACCAAAGAAGTTATGTCCGAAGCACGAAAAAGCGGTTGATAAAACTTCAAAATGAGATCAAATTAAAAAAGGAGCAATACCATGGCTGACGATTTATTTGAACAGAGGAAGTCTGATTTTAACAACGATTATGTAGCCAAGAAAATGAAATCGAGAGCTACACCTGTTACAAGATTCAAGGACAATACTCGTGTCTTGAGTCAAAAAGCTGTCAGGCAGATGCTAAATGAAGCATTTGAGAAAGGTTATTACCAGGCTAAACAAGGTCGTTAGTGGAAGATAAAAAAAAAGCAGAATTATTTACTCAGCTTAATAAAAAACTTCATACCATCGATAAGCAGAAGTTTACTGGTAAGCTGACAATGGAGATCAACTGTATTGATGGTCGTATTGGTAATTATTTTTCAAAAGTGGAGGCAGAAGAGCCGAATAAGATTCTAAGCACATAAAGATATAGCACACCTAGCGAGGAAGTGCTAAGACAAACAGCGCCTCGTAGTCCTTACATCCTATCAGCGGATGGTGATGGACTATGGGGCGTTTTTCTTTTTAACAGCGTCGCAAGACCAACTGGAAGGAGAAAAACAATGCCAGGTGAAAATGAAGATAAAGTAACCACACACGACTTGGACGATATAGAAATATCGGACGACGAACTTGCCTCTTTTGACTCTGAGGAAACATTCGAGAGAGAGGAAGAAGAGCAACAAGATGAAACGTCCGATGAATCAGAAGAGACCGAGAACGACGAAGAGGAAGAATCAGAGTCCGAGGAAGAAGGAGAAACCGAAGAAAGCTCCGAGGAATCCGAAGAGACTGGTGAAGAAGAGATGGTCCTCGAAATTGACGGTGAGACGTACGATGAAGAATATCTTACGGAATCTGTCAAGGATCGCAAAAATAAGGAGAGTTGGCAAAAGTCGAATACTGAAAAGGCTCAGAAGATCGCAGCTATTTCTAAAAAGCTCAAAACTGTTAATGATGCTTTGAAGAAAGAAGAGCTGCTTGATGCCTTGGATGAATATTTCGACGGAAAAGACAACAATCCTTTTCGTGGACTGGATCTTGAAGTCGAGTCAGAGTCTTCAGCTGATGATGACACCAGCGAGGAGTCTAAAACAGACTTGGATAAAAGAGTTGAAGCCTTAGAGAGCATAGAAACGGAGCGTACTCAGGAATCGGAGAAAGTGGCACAAGCCGAGAAGATTTCTGAGGTGGTCGATCGTGAAGTTTCAGAATTAGAGGCTCTCGATAAAGAAATGAAAAAGCCTAAAGTGGTCCAAAAGGTCATTGATTTTGCGGTTAAGTATTCCGACGAGCATCCGGATGAACGTCCTATGAGTTTGAAGGAAGCCTGGCTGGAAACCAGAGGAAAGAATCTAATGACTACTAAGAAGATCACTGATGAAGCCGAAGATGGTAACAAATCGGTACCAGGCAAATCTAAAGGCATCAAATCTACCAAGCGCAAGACTCCGGCAAAAGACATTGACGAGGCTACGGACGATGCAGTAAAAGCATATCACGAATTGGAGTCTAAGTAATGGCTTTGAATTGGAACAACATCACGACAACTACGCGCGATCATATCGTACCGAAGTTGCGTGATAACATTTTTACTTCCAACGTGGTGCTTTATCGCTTGTTAAGGAAATCGAAATCTGCAACTGGTAATAAAATCCTTGAGCCTTTGATATATGATAAAGGCATCTCCGATTTTTACAGTGAATATGACCTATTCACAATCGAGCCAAAGGAGAAATTGACCAACGCTGAGTACGAATGGAAACAGGCGTACGCTTCTATGGTTATTTCCGGTCTTGATGAAGAGGTGAAGAACGTCGGACCTGAAAAGGTCTTTAGCCTTATTAAGACTGAAGCCAGGATCGCAGAGAAAACACTTAAAGACAAGTTCGGTGAAACTTTCTTCAAAACAACCGCAGCTGGCACTAAAGAGTTTGGTACTCTTTATGATTATGTGATTAACACCACCGGTACTGTTGGAGCTATTGATGCCAACACCTATACCTGGTGGCGGTCGATTGCTAAGAACGCTGCTGCGTTGTATGGTAACTCCTCAGCTCCTTCATGGTCGGATATTGTGGCTCAAACCAACCGTGACTTCTTACCTACCATGATGAGAGATCTGTGGGGCGCTGTGACAGAGGATGCCGATCATCCGACAATCTGTATTACTACGCAGTTAATCTATGATGCGTACGAAACTTATCTGTCGGATCAGAAACGGTCCTTGAAACCAGCGAACCAAGGTCTAGCCGACGTAGGTTTTCAAAACTTGACTTTCCGTGGTATTCCTATTGTGTACGATTCTCACGTACCAGCCGGATATATGTTTATGCTGAATGAGAAATATCTACAATTCCGTCACGCACCGGCAAGGAATTTCAAGTTCGAGCCTTGGCAAAAGCCAGTCAACCAAGATGTCCGTTCTGCAAAGATTCTGTGGGCAGGTAACATTACTTGCTCTAATCGCAGGTTCCAAGGTTGTCTATACAACCTGCCAACTGCTTATTAGTGGAGACAGATAATGGTTAGAGTATTATCAAGAGGTTATCCTCAGATGGTCGGTAGCACTCTCGATGTCAATGAATCTTCCGCTTCTATGCTTATTGGTACTGTTGTATTTGATGAACTCGGAAATGCTTATCGTTATGTGAAAGCAAACGAGGCGCTTGCGATTGGACAGTGTGTTACAGCTGTACCATGGGCTGCGTGGGATAGTGGTATTGCGGTTGACGGTGCTATCACAGATACAACTGTAAGCTTAATCCATATTGACACGATTACAACTGCTATGACTGTTAATCAATATGCCGGTTATTATATCCGACAAGGAGAAGCTGCTGGCTTAGGCAGATCACAGAGGATCTATTCTCACGCTGCCATGGCTATCAGTGGAGAAGGAGATCTAAACTTCGAGGCTGCTGTAGGTGAAGCGTATGCCAACGATGTTGCTCTACTGATCTTCAATCCTTTTCTTGTCGAACTTGTTGATGGAGATACAGAACAGATACAAGGTGTTGCTGTCGGTACGATTACTTCAGGTTATTTCGGATGGATCCAAATTGCTGGATACGTTCCTGCTGTTGCAATCGGTCACTCAACTTCAGCTGCTATTGTTTTGAATGAACCTTTGGTTCCTGTTGCTGGTGTTCCAGGTTCATGTCAAGGAATGGCTGGAAATGCTGAAGGTGACATTATGGAAGCTGCTTGCAGTCCTTTGATGGCGCTTGATAGTGCTAATGCGGACACCACTGGATATATGCCTGCTTTTATGAAGCGGAGCGTATAGGCGAAACGGTGAAGTGGTAGAGGTAATAACTACCTATAAACCGTAAAAACTTCGAGGACGTGGGCTACCGTGGTTCATGGTCTCTACCTGGTAGCTCACGTTCCTCACCATAAAATTTTGGAGGAGAGATGACTGGAAACGAGATGTTATCAACGTTAGGATTAAGGCTTGAGGATCCTGACCAGGTTAAATTCACACAGGCTGCTAAACTGGATGCGCTTAATATCGCTCAGAAAACGGTGGTGAACCTGATTAACAACGCTTACCTGACTGAATTACAGGTTATTGATACTGGTGAAACACCTGCAAGTGGTGAACTTGCTCTTTCTGCTTTGACCAGTGTACCGATTCGTAATGGTGTCTTGAAGGTTTACGACGATACGGACGATCTTTACTGTGTTATGATTGAACCTGGTGATGTAAAGAGATTGGAAAATACATATCTTGCTGGTAGCACCACCAATCCGGTTTGCTATGTATTTAACGAAAAGATCTTTTTCATACCGGATACGATTATTCTTGCTGATATATGGTATCTAAAGGAGCCGGCGGACCTGGCAGCTGACGCAACCGAATGTGAATTTAATGTCGCTTTACACGAGCTGGTGGTTGATTTTTCTGAGTCTCAGCTGTGGAAGATGGATGCCAAGACAGACCGCGCTAAAGTTTCCTACGAAAATGCCATGCTTCAGATAAGAGCGCTTAATGAGAGATATGAGGTTGAAAAACCTAGAGGTATTGGTACTCGTGGTAATCGATAATGAATTGGACAGACCTTGTTTACAGAACACTCGTTCCTTTTGCGGACGAACATAGGAACGATCGTGGATTAACTGTTTCAGCAAAGAAGTACCTTGTTGAAGCTCAGGAAGATTTCGTAAGAGAAACTGGTTGCCTGGAACGTCAGAAATGGTTTTATATAAATGCTGAGACTGAGTACATAGATCTTCCTGTTGACTTCATAAAGATCACTCGTGCGGAGTTTAAAGGTTATCGTCTTGAATACATGGACGATTACCAGTACGATTCCTTCCACTACCACAATACCACAGCTGAATACAGGTTTGCCAAGACGGAGCGAATTTTAATCCACGGTGGCAGGATTTATTTCGTACCTGGCACGTCCTCAGCTGGTTGGCTTACTCTCTGGTATAAATACCATCCAAAGGTCCTTGATGATAGCGCAACTGCATATCGCAAACTGGACTATGATGGTCTGGTTACTCATTTTGTACGTGGAGAGACTGTAACCGGAGAGGATAGTTCAGCTACAGGAGTCGTGGAATTTGACGATAATCACATGGCTACTGGCACACTCATTCTTTCAAGCGTCACAGGTGCTTTTGAGGATGATGAGGTGCTGACTGGCGATTCTTTAAGTCCGAACAGATCTACTTATGATGTAATCGATCAAAATTCCGATCAGGTCATAGATTCAAATTCCAACGATATTGTTACAGGCGCAGGATTCGCATACGCCAATGGTATTGATAGAGGATTTTCGACAGCTGGTGATGATCCGGATATTGATGATGTATACAGGAAATACCTTGTCGATTACGCACGATCGTTGATCCTGGAAGATAAAGGATTGCCAAATAGAGCGAAACGATCCATGGATACTTATTATGCCAATCGACAGAAAACAAGAGAGGATTTTAACGTCAGGATGGTCACCGGACCAGAAAAGATACTGGAAGAGTGGTAATGAGCAGGTTAATCGAAATACCGTTGAATAAGACGCAGCTTATGACGCAGCCGGATCCGGAGGATATACCTCTCGGTGCTTGTGTAGAGATTGAGGACTATGAGTTAGATCAATCTGGTAAGATCTATAAACGCAACAATGATACTCAGGTAAACACGATAGGCAGTAGAGAGTTTACACAGATAATGAAGTGGGTTAATGAAAACTTTACTGGTGGAGCCTTCGACGGAACAGCATGGATAACCTTTGATGCTACCAATGATACGATCGAATACTGGTCAGCTAATTGGAATGACGCACCGACAACCATAAAAGATCTGGTTTCAGGTGTATCAGATATTAAGATCCTTAACTTCCATGATAAGTTGCGCTTTGCGAATGGACTTACAAAGAGTCCTGGTGTTTTCCAGTATATCGATAGGAATTACTTTTGGAACAGCGCCATAAAAACGGTTGGAGCCTTTGATTATGACGATTGCGCTCCGGACGACGACGATCAGAGCTATACGCTGGCGATAACGGATGAAACCGGATCCGGAGGATCGCTTGAGGACGCAAAAACCTATTACTACAAGTTTGTACCTATATTCGATGGTAACCAGGAAGCACCGATGCCAAAGAGGTATATATCGAACTCGCCAGGAGCCGACAGCTCAACCAATATAATAACAGCTGTATACTCAGGTGTCAACACCAGCTGGAATGAAAGGCTTACAGGATATAACATATATCGAGCTGAGGCATGGAACGGTCCATATTACAGGATCCTGTCAATTTCTACATTGGACAACAATGACTCCAACCTGGAATATCATACAGGAGCTTTGGTTGGTTATGGTCTTTATGTTCCGGATAAAAGCTGGTCCAGTCATGCTGGTGACGATGTTTTAATTAAAAGCATCATTTACGAGATTAGTTCAAATACTACTGACGTGGCTACACTTGCGACACAGATAGTAGATGGTTATGAGATATGGGGCGGTGAGTGGGCTATAATCACCGCTAACGTATTCGTGGCTAATTGTCAGAGTACGTTTGAAGTAGTAAATGTTGCCGATTGGACTTTAACTAATTGTAGTATGGCGATAGCTCTTGGTGATCCATATCAAGGAAACAGAGCTGGCGAAATAACAATGGATGCAGCTGCGGACCAGTCTTCTGCGGAATCACCTACATTTGCTGTCTCTGCAAGCACGAATTATTACATTTCGGTAGCGGTTAAGAAAGATGCCAATGTTGATAATGTAAAAGTGTATGCGAAAGATGATGTTGGAGGCTACGCACCGATAGGCACATCAACTTCCGGAACGTATGAAGTGATCACCGGAACAGTTTTAACAGATGGTGCTGCCACAACTTTGCAGATAAAGATTGAGGTAAATGATGCTGGCGCTAACCAGGAGATAGGTTATGTTGACAATCTTTACGTTGGTGTAAGAGAGGATTTTGGTACGACAGATGGATACGCTGGCATAAACACAGTAATCGATGATGATTTCGTGCTTGATGCTGAGGACGGTAGACAGCATTACAGAGTCCTGGTAGGAACTAACACCAATGGAAACAATGATGCTTCCGCAGAGATCCGGAGAGTAACAAACAACGTAGGAAAAGCATTATTGGTTGACAGTGATTTTACAGGATCCTACATAGGAAGTAATCAAACTGTCTATCTATCAAAGAACTATTTATGGCAGCTATCAGATACGAACGAGGTCACGCTGACGATTTATGATACTGGTATCATCAATGGTAGAACACATCCTTACGGTGATGCGATTATTGAGGTCAATTACGAGTTTGGTCAATACATAGATGGACGTTTGTATGTACTAAGTACCAGGTTGGATCCGAATGGAACAGCTGAGGACCATAAAAACTTTTTATTGTTTAGTGAGCTGAATCAACCTGATGTGATACCGATCACAAATTACATAGAAATTCGAGATCTTCAAGGTGAGACTCCTAAAGGATTGGCAGATCAGCTAGGAGACCTGGTTATATTCATGGAGAGAGGTATTCAGAAACTAAGGATACCTGCAAATGATCCTACAACCTGGTCCAGAGTTGAAATAGCTCAAGACATAGGTTGTATAGCGTCTAATTCTATTATTTCGGTAGCTGGTACGATATTCTTCGCTGGTGAGGACTATATATATGCAGTTCCACAGGATTTTAGACCTGTACCAATCACAGAAAATTTGAAGGACACCTATCAGGATCAATCGAATCTTAACAATTCCAGGACAATTTATGATCCATTAAAAAGGCGTGTTATATGCAGGTTTGGTGACGATGATGATAATATGTACCTATTTGATTACGATAGCTTCTCAAAGACTGGTGAATTGAAATGGAATATGTTTACTGTTGCCACTGACACATTTGATCTATTATCGATAAATGAAGATCTGCAAATTTATTACTATAACAACCATGCAGCTTCAGGTAATGTTGCAGTCTACACACTTGCAACAGCGACAACAGGTAATAAGACTACCAAATATAAATCAGGATGGATACCGATAGCGGACCTTGACAGATCAAACATAATCAGACGATTAAACATGAGGTATTTATCGGCTGATATTATAACTGCTAAGATATTCGCAGACGGAGATGATAGTTCAGAAATCAGAAGTATGTCATTTCCTGTAAATACTGGTGGGAGTGACCTTAGATACTATTCTCATAGACCTTCCAGGAGAGCGAAATATATAATGATTCAGCTGACAACAAGTGGTACTTCAAATTACAACACAACAGTAGAAAGGATTGAAGTAGAACTCGATGACTGAATTTAAAACAGGAGCCAAACCACAGGATCCGGAAGCGCAAAAAGGTTTCCAGTCAATAGAGCAAGAGATCTCAAAGAAACAAGGATCATTCAAGAGTTTCGATCGTGCTGTAAAATTAGACGATCTTGTTGATGATGAATGGGCAGTAGCCTATGTAACTGCGCTTACGGAGACACCTTCTTCACCGTCGAGTGATGAAGTGAGATTATATCACAGAAGAGACGGTAGATTATATAAATGGACATCAACGGAGGTAACGTAAAATGCCATTACCTGCAATCGTAGCTACGATAGGATCCTGGATTGCTAATAATCCTATGGCAACTGCCTATATTGGCAAAACGCTACTTGGTTTAGGTAGAGGAGGTGGAAGAGGTGGACCTAAACGCAAGCGATCCGGACTTGAAAAAGGTTATTTATCACATCTGCGAAAAATAAGCCAGGAAGGAGTATTTACACCTGGTGTCCAGCGCAATATCCTTTCCGGAGTCTCAACCAGGTTAAGTGAAGTATCTGGTAGGAGCAAGGCTGATATTCAAGGTAGAATGGCGAGTCAAGGACTTGAAAGAAGCATTATAGGTACACAACAAACCAGGAAGCTCGATCGAGATGTATTGGAGAGAGTAGCCGAGGTTGCACGAGATCTCTCTGTACGCAATAGAATGAGCCAGGTTGGAGCGCAAGAACGATTAGGCGAACTAGGATTGGAAAGAACCAGAGAAGGATACGAGGACAGGTTGAGAAGGTATATGACAAGGCAATCCGGATTAGATCTCGCCATGCAAGGTGGTGTCGATTTTGCCAGCGCACTACAGAATAAATTTGCTTCTTATGGTGATGGTGCGATAATTGAAGATGAAACTGGACAGAGGTTCATAATTGTTGGTGGAATACCAATACCAATTCCAGAGCAAAGTCTACCACAAGCAGGACCAGGAACACAATATTTACCAGGACCAACATAATGCCACAGCAACGACCAAGAGGAAAAGTAAGAGTTGTCAGTCCAGGTGGACGATTATACAAGGATCCGCTTCAAAGAGATCTGCAAGAAGCATTACTCGATCGAAGAAGGCAACTTATTTCTGGAAAACCTGATAAACAGGTAACAGCTGAAGATGATCCTGTCAAATATTATAAAAGTTATTTACTTCAAAAGATTGCTACCGGACAAACGCTCACATCCGCTGATTCGTCACTTGCCACAGCTGTTGGATTGAAAGGCTATCAGAGAGAAAAAGCAAAGGAAGCAGCATTGATTAGCGCTGAAACGGTAGAAGGCACAACTGTATTAAAAGAGAAAACGCCAGGTCTTGTGACTAAGCGTAAGAAAAAACCTGAATTAGTAGCTGCCGAGACTGATACAGGAACGGTCTTATTGCCTAAAGAGGAAGGATTAGTAACTAAACAGAAACCTAGTGAGACAGAAGCAGCTCTTAAATATGTAGATCAGCGAGTCAAGTTTGAGAAAGCGATCGCTGATACTAACCTACCATTTTTAGCAAGAACGGAGATGGCTGTTGCTGGTCAGGCTGGTATCGATGCAGAGAGACAGAAGAGAGCAAAAACAGTAATTGAAAGAGCTGGTGGAATTGAAAACCTCAAATTATTTATAGAGCAAAAAGCATTAGGTTTGAAGAGAGCTGGTCTTGATCCAGGAAAAGTGAGAGACATGATAGCTTTTTGGATGCTTCAAACCTATGGATTCACACCTAAAGAACTTGGTTATAATTATAAGATCCAGGAACCAGCTAATATTCCACGAGAAACCGAGTAATAATGCCAACATCCTACCTTGATGGATTATTCGGCACAGAGGAAAAGACCAAACCACAAGGTCACGAAGGTCAATTCCTCGATGCTTTATTCAACTACCAGGACAACGTAGTTGAAGAGCTTGAACCTAAACAAGCAGTTCCAATAGAATATATAGAACCTGAACCTGGTACTGAGCAGATCGTACAGCCAGCCGATCGCAGTATTGTAGACAGGATCCTACGCAAAAGGCGTGTAGCCAGGCGTATGAAACAGGAACAAGAAATAATGACCTACAAGGATCTTGTCAATAAGTTCGGTGAAGAAAGAGGTAAAGAGTTATATATAGCGACACGAGGTAGAGAGCCATGGATGGAAGCGGTCTACTCAGGTGCGACCGGATCCGAACCTACGATCGTACTTAATGAGTTAATGTCCGAGCGTAGTCAGAAGATAGCACACTTCGCTGGATTTTTATTAGGTGCAACACCTGTAAGTTTTCTAGCTGGTGGACCAGCTGCGAAGTTAGCGCTGAAACTTGGAGAGAAGGTTGTAAGCTCAACTAAACTACTCTCGATTATGACAAGAGCAGCCGGAGGTGCTGCAACTTTAGGTGGTAAGACTATTATGGATACAGCTGTCCAGATTAAAGAAGGAGTACCTGTAACAGCGTGGGACGCAACGAAGAACATATTAGCCTCAGCTGGCTATGGTACTGCCTTTGGTGCGGTTGGTGGAGCGATTTCAAGTCCATTTGCGAGGATTCCAGCGGAGATGGCTACTGGCTATGCAGCTGTAAAACTTCAAGGTGGTGACAACGAAGATGCCATGTTTCTAGCTTTAACCTTTGGTGCGTTAGGTATGCTGAACACCAAGAATCTTCGACCGATCGAGCGTGAGTTTGCTTTCAGGAGAATGAGAACACAGTTTGAGGAATTTGCCAGGAAGAACTACGAAATACCTAAAGAGAAGATAGGTGATTTTGCAGCGAAGGCAGAGAATATGTTGAGAGCTGAGACTGCGGACAAAGTGACAATCCAGCGTATCGATAAGCTGATAAACAGCATGAAGAGTGATTGGCGCAAGATCTTATCTGAGGAATTGCCACCACCGAAGCCTGAGCCAGCGAGGAAACCAGGAAGAGGATTTGTTACGAAACCTGCTCCGGAGGAACCTGTTACTCCTAAACCTGAACCAGAAGTTAAACCAACAGAATTACCAGAACTTATCAATCCGGAAGAACAACTGACACATAAAAAAGGATGGACTGAGTTTATTAGAGCAAGAGTACATCCTGAAACTTATAAGCCTTCATTTGAAAGAGTCAGTGGTAAACCAGTAACAGTAGAAGGTTATGAGGATGTTGAGTTTTTTGCATATCCAGCTGATGAAGGTAAAGGATATTACGTTATTGAAAAAAGTACAGGACTTAGCGGTGGTGGTGGCAAGACAATCAAAGAAGCAACAGAATCGATTATAAAATCGATTGATAATATTGGTCGAGAGAAATTTGATAAAATAATTTCAGAGAAACCTAAAGTACCTACCATTGAACCGAAGAGAGAAATACCAACTGTAAAACATGATCTTGTTAGGAGAGAAGAGAAGCCAGCGCCACCAGCTGAGAGGTTGAAGAAGAGATTGGCTGAGGTTAAAGAGGAACCAGAGTTACCGACAGAAGGAGATTTTTTTAGAATGGTGACTGATGCCATATTGACTCACAAGAAATTTTTGAATCGTGGATCAGAAACCAATCTTGTATTAGAAGCAGGAATGGAAGAAGGAATAATAGATGGAAAACAGGCTAAACAAGTATTAGATAAGATTCGAGATTTAGAACATCAAGGAAAACTTGGTTTGGTTGGTGAAGAATTAATGCACGCCTTCCAACAAGCAGGTAAGCCTAGTGAACCAGAGATAACACCAGCTTTGGAAGAGCCAAAGGAAATTCCGGAAGAAGAAGCTGTTTTAGGTCTACCATCTATGAACAAGATCATTAAGAATGAAGTCTATGATGATCTGAAAAAAGGTAAGCAGGTAAGGTTTAGTACGCTAAAGGCTCTTGCAGAGGCAAGAGGTGTTCCTATACGTGAGGCTATGGTTGCTGCGGAATCCGCTGTGGTTGAATTGGCAACAGAGATCGTTTCAAAAGGTAAGGATCCGAGAGCTATTTATAGTACACTTCAAAGTTTGTATAAGAAACAACCGACGCTTCCAAAGACCTCAACTGTGATGAAACTGCAACAATACTCGACACCGCCACCTATCGCTTACGCTATGGCTCATTCTATTAATGCTACGGAAGAATCTACTAAAGCTATTACAATGCTTGAACCGACAGCTGGTACAGGTATGCTCACGATCGGAATACCTAGAAACGTTCATTCTTACCTTGTTGAACTCGACGAGAAAAGAGCTGATGCCTTGTATGAGGTATTCGGTCAAGGTCTGGAAAAAGACTTTTTGGAAACAAAGACTGATCCTAAATACTATGATCTTGTTATCACAAATCCACCTTTCGGACCATTAAAGCCAGCACAGAAGATTCATGGGTATACCATATCGAAGTTAGATCATGCTATTGTGATGAAAGCTATGGATCAACTGAAGGACGATGGTAGAGCTGCAATCATACTTGGAGCCAACCTTACACCAGGAGAGATCCGGAGACCTGACAGGATCTTTATGAACTGGTTACATTCGAATTATAACGTGGTAGACAATTTTGAAGTATCCGGAAAATTATATGCAGGACAAGGCGCAAAGTGGCCTATCAGAATCATAGTTGTCAACGGTAGGCAGAAGTCAGATAATGTTGCGCCAGTCGAGGTTGAAAGAGTAAATTCATTTGAGGACCTTTGGAATCGGTCCGAGGAGATAAGAAATGTTATTGCACAAGGACGAGAACCTCTGGACACCGCCAGGAAGCGAAAGCAGTATGCTGTTAGCCGTGCCGGTCCAGAGAGGAAAGCCGAAGGATTGGGCAAGTTACCAGAGCCTACTCAAAGAGAAGGTGAGGAGGTTGTGGAACGAGTCGAACCAGGAGCGCCAGCGCGAGGCGTTGTCGGAGGCGAACGAGAGAGGTTACGAGGTGTCGAGCCTGGAGGACCTGGTAGAGCAGCTGTTCCTTCGCCACGAGAACGCGAAGCCGAACCGATCGTTGAGCGTGGTGCAGAAGTTCTTCCAGAAAAAGCCAAGCCTGCAAAGACTGTCGAGTTTGAGTCCGAGGAACAAGCTCCGCAAGTCGCAGTCGAAAAAGCTACTGAGGCAAGAGGTGGAAGAGCTGGATCTCGTGGACTTCGTGCAAGAGATGATGTAAAACAGGTTGAAACCGAACACCAGGTTTCCTACCGACCTGTTTCCAGTGGTTCAACATTAGGTGCTATGATTCCTAAGCATCTTGCCGGACCAACAAAAGCAGCCATAGAACAGATCGAGAGTAAAACCGGATCCATTGATGAATATGTAAGAGAGAAACTAAGATATAAGAACTTGAAGGATCTGAAAGAAGTATTGTCAGCTGAGCAGGTAGAAGGTGTTGCGGTGCTTATTCACCAGTTAGAATCTGGTAACGCAGCTGTCATAGGAGATCAGACAGGAATGGGCAAAGGCAGGATCGGAGCCTCGATGATACGATATGCCTTAATCAATGGAAAGATACCTGTTTATGTGACTGCAAACGCAGATTTATTTTCAAGCGTTTATCGTGATCTTGTAGATATTAGAAATCCGGACATTTCACCTTTTACCATGGGACAGAGAGACAGGACACCGATCGTTGATATTAACGACAATGTTTTGTTTCAAGCCATACCGAGACCGGACCAGGTCGATTTTATGAACAGGAATAAAAGTGGAGAATTGAAATTAGGTGATTATGATGTAATAATGATGACCTATTCACAAATCAACAAGGTTGGAAATATTCAACAACAGTTTATAGAAAACGTATCTCGAAAAGGAGCTTTGTTCATCCTGGATGAATCGCATAAAGCATCCGGACAATCTACGACTGGCGCTTTCTTCCGTGGTGGTGGAATGGTGAAGAAAGTGGAAGGTGAATGGCAAAAATTAGAATTTCCAGGTGTAATCAATCCACCTTCACAGGTTGTCTATATGTCAGCTACGTGGGTTAAACGGCCGGATTCGATTCCGGTTTATCATCGTACAGATCTTGGAAAAGCAACTGATGATATGGATGCACTTGTTGAAGTAATGGATCTTGGAGGTACACCGATTATTCAGGTTGTTTCATCTCAGCTTGCGAAAAATGGTCAATATATGAGACGTGAGCAATCTTTTAAAGGTATCAGTATGCCTATCAAGGTCGATACCACGCATGAAGTAGAGCAAGCAAAGGTAGTTGATAGAGTTACTGATATATTACAACAGATAGTACAATTTGATTATGAGAAGATGGATCATATAATTAAGCCAATGGATAAAGAGGCTAAGGCTTATGGTAGAGAAGTGACTGGAAGTAAAAATGTAGCATCCGGAGTAAAGAGCGCATTGTTCTCTTCTCGATTTCACAATGTTATCGGTCAGCTGATGTTATCGACCAAGGTTGAAAATGCGATCACAGAAGCGATCGACGCAGTAAAGAATAAAAATCAGAAGCCTTTTATAGTAGTGGAGTTTACCAATGAATCTTTGTTGAAAGATATTGTAGCTAGAGATGAGCTTGTTATAGGTGATGGTATTGATGAAAGATTCAATAATATTTTACACAGAGCGCTTGAAAGCACGCTAAAAGTTACAGAGATAAATCCTTACGGAGACTCAACATCGAGAATATTAACCATACAGGAGCTTGGAGATTTCGCAAGAGTATATTTAGATATTCAGAAACAGATAGACAGATTAGATATACCACTTCGAGGATCACCGATCGATTATATGATTTCCAGGTTAAAAGCGGAAGGAATCAAAGTAGGCGAGATTACAGGACGAACTATAATTGTCGATTACAATTATGACAAAGGAACTGGAAAATGGAACGGTATATATCGAAGAAGAACAGCTCAGGAAAAAGTTAAGACAAGGATTGCTAACGCTTATAACCAAGGTAAACTTGATGCTGTAATTGCAAATATATCCGCAGCTGAAGGTTTTGACGCTCATTCTTCATCAAAGTTTAAGGACCAGAGACAAAGAGTACAGATCTTGGTTCAACCACCAAGAGAGATAAATGCCTTCATGCAGATTCAAGGTAGGATCAACAGAGTAGGTCAGGTCAATTTACCACAGTATACTTTTCTATGGACCGCTTTACCGACAGAACGTAGACCAGCTGCGGTACTTGCCAGGAAACTTGAATCTTTAAATGCAAACGTGGCAGCTGACGCAGAATCGGCTATGAGCATGAAAGAAGTGGTTAATATGTTTAATAAGTATGGTGACGAGGTAGCAGCTGAATGGTTGATAGAAAACAGATCACTTATGAAACTATTTAACCTGGAAAAGGACATAACAGAATGGAGTTCACCTCCTGGTAAGGTTTCTGCGGAACCAGGTCTTATGCTAAAATTCACTGGAAAATTAACATTGTTACCAGTACAGGAACAGTCACAGGTACTTGACGAGCTTGAAGAGAGATACATTCAATATATTGACTACCTGGATGAGACTGGACAGAACGATCTTAGAGTAGAGGCTCTTGACTGGTCAGCTGAAACGACAGACACAAAGGTTATAGATAAAGGCACAGACCAATCGAACAGTTTTACTTCTGCAATTAACCTGGAAAAAATAAGTATTAAGGAATCGAGAAAGCCTCCGACCTTCCAAGAAGCAGCTGTTATGGTTTCTGATGTTGTCGAAGTAGAAAAGAAAGCTGATTATGTTAAATCGATAGTAGACACCATAAATAAAGAGTATGAAGAATGGAAGAAGGAACAACTTGCAGAAATCCAGCAGATTAAAGATGAAAGGTCAAGACTTGAAAGAAAGTCGATGCTTGAGGAAAGACTCGTAAGCGCAGATCAGTTGTTTAAGAAAACTAAGAACCTACTGTTTATTTATAGTCCACACGATTACTTCAATATAAGTACAGCTGGTGAGGAATACGCAGCGATCGTACAGGAAATAGTCGTAGGAAAAAGACGTGAAGGTATTAATCCAGGTATACCAAGCAGGTTCCGGATCCGGTTTGTAGTAAATGATCCGATCAGGAAGATCACTGTACCATTAAGTAAACTTATGACAGGTGGTGTTGATGCAAGAGAGAGTTACTCATGGGGCGTAGAGAACGACTTTAAAAGAGCGCAAGATCTTGAATTTAGAACCAGGAGACAGGTTATTACAGGCAATATAGTTCGTGGCATGGATGTAGCTGGAAGAGGTCGAATAGTAGCTTATACAACTGATGCTGGTCCAACAAAGATCGGTATACTACTTCCTCGTGATTGGCAAGAATCAGATCTTAAAAAGGATCCTCGTCTCGAATTGATTAGTAAAGATGCTGCCAAGTATTTTATGGACCATAATCAGTATGTAACCATATCAACAAAAGGTGGATTCAAGATCAATAACAGCGCTGGTTACTATACACTTACAGCGCCAGGTGGCAAGCAGCGTGGAGGTAGATATTTTTTAAGTGATGAAATCATTAATGAGGTTGGTGAGTTTGTTAAGATCGGAAACAGGATGGAGGTTAAGTCCTACGATAGCAATAAGGTCCATAACGTGATAGATATAATATATGATAACTTTAGAGAGCGCTTATCAGGACATAAACTGAATACAGAAAACATTAAGCTGGCTAATGAACATGAACCGGATACTGACCATGGTGTTGAGTTAGGCTTTCTTGGAATGACACCTGAGAACTTCAAGAGCTTTGCCAAGCTATTTCAGACGAATCGATCGCACAATGCTTATTTAAGAATGATCTCGTCAGATAATCCTAAATATGAAGATTTGTTTATCCAAGACAGAGCATCAATGGGCAATCCTGTTTCCTGGATCCTGAACTTGAGAGATCGCTATAAGACCTCATTGGTACTTACACCACCGGATGTAAGATTGAAGAAACACCAGCTTCCGGAAGATAGTCCTATATCATTAAATGAGATCAATGACGAGTTTCGAAAGATCCGTGATGTTCAGAAGTTTGCCAGGAAAGAATCTGTAAGACTTATGGAGAAGATCTTGAAGCCACTTAGAGATAGTAGAGATCTCGCCATTTTTGAGAGGATAGTAATAACACGAGATCTCATAGCTACTGTGAAGGAAGGTTTAGTGGTACCTAACGAATTGACACTAGGTGAATTGGAGAAAGAACTAAACACGCTTGAAGATTTCGCGCCTGATCGTGTGATTGATGCAGCTGACAACCATAGCGTTTTGATGAAGAGACATGGTATGCAACTTGTCAAGCGTGGTAAGATCGAAACGCCAAGAGAAGATTATTTTCCTCACTTTGTAATGGAATACTATCGAGACTTCAACAAGGTATCGTCTACCGGACCAAGGTTGAGAGATCCGTATAGACCTTACACCAGGAGGCGTGAAGGATCCGACAAACCTATCAAGACTGATTATGTTAATACCATGCTGGAACATTTGACCAAGTACCTGGCTGACAATATGATCGACGATTTCAACGCCAAGATGCTGAACAGCCTTGACATATATCCGAGGTTGATCCAGGAAGTGATGGACGAATTGGACGTAGGAAAAAGGTTGGCAACGAAGAAAGTTAAAGTTCCACCTGGTTATGCAAAATACCAGCCGGTACCTGGTAACTATTTCTACACAGGAAACCTGGTTGGCGACAAGATCCTGAACACAAGTACAGAAGATTTCTTTGATGATCTTGCAGATATGATGAATACTGTGGATCCTGAAAAAATACCACCAAATGTACGTGACCTGGTTAAAGCAAGAGAAGGACTTGCGGTTGGACAGAAAAGAAAGACATATATCATACCTTCGACACTGGCAAAACATTTTACACAGTACAGGAAATATGAGCAGCTTGGACCATTTTTACGTTTAATGCAGGATCTCGTTATGGCTTGGAAGTGGAATGTTCTTGTACTTAATCCGAAGTACCAGATCAAGAATATAATGGGCGATAACCTGAACCTGTTTTTTGATGATACAATGGCTTTTATGAGACATCCACAGGCTATGGGTATGCTATTAAAAAGATTTCTTGTGAAGTTTGGTGCTAAAGGAAGATGGTTAGAAGAGAAGGAGTTGTCAGATAAGATCCAGAGACTTGTCAGAAACAACAATCTTAAAGCAAAGACATACATTGAATTGGCTGAGGAATTAGCTGTCATAGACTCTGGTTTTGTCGGTGTAGAGATTGCGGAGATCCTACGCTTACCTGAGTTTAAACGATTCAGTAAAAACTATTTTGAGAAAGGTAAGGTTGCGCTTAAAAGTATACCACTGGCTTTAAGAGAAATTAGTGTTGTCCGTGAGAATTGGGCGAGACTGGCAAAGTTTCTTACTGACCTTAAAAGGATTGAAAGAGGCAAGCGCAGGCTTACGACAGATCAGATGGTCCAGAATGTTATCAGGAGAGCGTTATCTCTTGAACCTATCATACCAAGTGTAGTGAGAACCAGGACGACAACTCTTGAAGGATTGGACCAGATCTCGTCAGCTGCCAAAGCCAGTCGTCGTGCTTTGTTGGATTATGGTGATTTTTCGAGGATTGAGGATAAATACGTCAGAAGATTCCTGTATCCATTTTGGGCTTGGGCTAAAGGTAATGTGATTATCCAGGCAAACAAACTATGGAGATCTCCACTTAACTATTTCTTCAAACTTGGTTCGATTTATTATCTGATGTACCTATGGAATAACAGCGATGAAGAGAAGAAAAGATTTGAAGGAAGACTGCCTGATTGGGCTAAGTATATGCCACATTTGAACATAAAGATTGCGGGAAAAATGAGAGCTTTGTTAATTGATGCGCCATGGTCAGACGCAGCTTCCAGGTTAGGTCTCTCTTCATTAGCTAAATTCTTATCATTGAATCTAAAAATGGATCCGGTCCAGGCTTTAAATGAATCACTTGAAGATATTTACCGTGAATGGGGCAGCGGACTTAATCCTTTCATTCTTGAGTTAATTGAACAGAGGACAGGAATTGATGTCTTCACAGGATACAGATGGAAACCATACAAGCGTAAAAGCGAATCTGAGGAGGCTTATGCTCGCAGGCTAATGGAAGCCAGGAAGGAGAAAGTTTTTGATCTCATAAGAGCGTATGCAGCCATACAGCGCATAAAGAGAGCAAAGGAGCGAGGACGTGGAGCTATTGAGGAGTTTTTGCCGATAAGATCTTTTCCGGAGAACAGATTGAATCCAGCGTTCAGAAAACCTAAGAGAGAAACCAGGACAGTGAGGTTCCACTAAAATTTTTTAAGTTAGAGTGTGACAAATTTGTGACAAAAACGGTTGAAATGAAGAAAATTAAAAACCAAATTTAGTACGGAGGTATTAACAATGGGCATTGGAGACATAGGTTATGGTCTAAAGACTTGGTTCAAAAAAGATGTAGATAACGTAGAACAAGAGATCAGCTCAGACGAGACTAAGCTGGTTTTTTTACAGGTAACCAACAAGGATTCTACTGACGCTTTTATTCAGATCTTCAAGGAAGCAGCTGTCGATGTAACCGTTGGAACGACTACGCCTGACCAAAGTTATTTAGTTCCAGCTGGTGACGGAACATTATACGGTGCTTTGGTACACGAATTTAAACCAGGAATAGATTGTGAAAACGGTTTAACGATTGCCTGTACGACAACTGAGGATGGCGCAATAGCAACATCCACAGCGCTTATCGTAAATATTCTCTATCTTGGCGGAGGATAATAAATGAGTGGCTATCACCGACCTTCAGTTGGCGCAACCGTAGAAGAGGTTGAGGTCAACTATGAATCTCTATTCACTACAAATAATTTAGACGCGAACGCTCGCCAGGTTAAAGGCGCAAGGAGTGACGGTCTTTCTGCATTATACGTTGGTACCTCCATTGTTGAGGTCAAGCCTGCGTCTGATGGTGTTGCGGTATTCAATGTAAAGCAAGCTGATGGTACGTCTGTATTAGCGGTAGACACTTCCACACCTAAAGTAATTATTGCTTCCAATTTAGAGTTTACAGGTGCGCAAACTATCACCACGTCCACTGGACAATTAGATATTCAGACTGGTGCTGGAAATGGTGACATAGTTCTTACGCCTCATGGTTCAGGTGACATTATTCTTGATGGTCATTGGAATTTTAACGCTAATGCTCTGACCAGTCTTACTGATAACAACACCACGATTACAGCCTATGCAGGAAAGAACATTACCATTGAATCAGTCACTTTTGATGGTGGCGCTGTTGCTGCTATTACTACACTTGATATGACAGGCGATCTTACGATAGGAAGCACAACGAGAATAACATTAGGTGGTGGAGCGAATGACGATGGAATTGTCTTTGCAAGTTTAGGCACAGCGACCAAGGCTATTGATTTCAGTTCAGATGGTTTAGCTGGTGCAACCGATTATCATATCTACATAGGAGCTGCTGATTATTGGGCTGCCGATGGAAGTTTCTCAGCTACAGTCATAGCGATCGGTGGCGTTACGATCACAGGTGATATAACCACCACAGCCACAGCTATTGATTGGGACCTGATCGATAACAACGCTTCTGCGCTAAGTTTTGATGCAGCTGGTAAGGCTGGAATCCTTGAGATCGTTACGACTAATGCAGGTGAAGGCGTTAATATGTCCGGATTCCTTACTGTTACTGGTACGGTAACAGGAGGAACGCTTACCGATGGTACTGCATCAATCACAGGTGGCGCGATCACCGGAGTAGGTACACTTACCGCAACTGGAAACCTGGACATTGGCGCTCACGATTTTAGAGCGCTTTCCTTTACTTCTGATGTGGCTATTGGTACAGCTCCTTTGGTGGTTACTTCAACCACGGTTGTAGCGAATCTTAACGTTGACCAGGTTGATGGTTATGACCTGGACCAGGACGTAACAACTTCTGGTACACCTACCTTCGCAGCTTTAACCGTTTCCGGACTTACGACTCTTAGCGGTGGACTTATAACCAAGCGAACAGCAAGCGCAACTGACTACACAGCTCTAGCCACTGACCAGATCATAGCGATTACCGACACCACAGTAGCGAGAGCTATAACTTTGAATACTGCGCTTCTGACAGCTGGTAGAACATATATAATCGTAGATGAATCAGGTGCAGCCGGCACGAATAACATTACGATTCAAACACAAGGCGCTGAAACGATCAATGGCGCTGCGACTCTTGTGATTAGTGTTAATTATGGAGCCATATTTATATACACTGATGGTTCCAATTGGTTTGCGATTTACGAAGGAATAGCATAATAGGAGTTTAAAATAATGGCTAGTAAACAACACAAACTTTTAGCTGGTGTGAATGATCTTCACATTCCTTACATCACAAATGCTGGTAGTCCTGACTCATCTGTTACAGCTGCGCAGAACCACTTTTGTTTAGATACCACTAACACCATAGTATACCGGAATACAGACGGTGCGCAAGCCTGGAGTGTATTCGCTTATGCTATGAACGCTACTCTTGGTACGATCGAAGCCAGTAAAGGTGTGGCTCTTGATTCCAACAAGAAGGTGGATGAATGGAACGTTGACAACCTGAAAATGGACGGTAATACTCTATCGTCTACTGATGCGAATGGAGCTGTCAATATTACTCCGAATGGTTCAGGTGCGGTTGTTGTCAGTCAAAAACTGACAGTGAGTGATCTCACAGCTGGTCGAGTACCTTTTGCTTCAACTGCTGGATTGCTGGTTGATGATGCGGATTTCACATTTGCCACTGATACATTAACAGTCACCAAGATAGGAGCGTTTGAAGCTGTCGGTGCGATCAATTTCGGTAATCAGAACATGACCAATGTAGACATTGACTCCGGAGATATTACAGGTGTGACCATAAGCGGTGCGCTTACCTGGTCAGCTGCTCAAAACCTGAACTCTCAGGCTCTTACTAATGTCAACATTGATTCCGGAACAGTTGACGGAGTAACGATCGGAGGAGCTTCCGCTGGTGCGATCACTGGTACAACTATAACAGCAACATCTCTTGTGATCGGTGCTAATACTCTCACAACAACCGAATGGGCGAATCTTGACGGTCAGGATCAAGCGGTAGCGAGTGGAAGCTCACCATCTTTTGTTGATGTTACTTTATCCAATGATTTATTACTCGCCACAGGTAGTATAATCAATTTCAATTCAGGTGCCGAAACGATAACTCATTCGGCAAATACTATTACAGTCGGTGGAGTGACAACTTGGGACATGGGAGCTGTAACTACATTAGATTTTGGTGGAGCAACTTCAATTACTGCTTCCGGTGCTAATCTTATTACGATTACTGGCACAACTGCTGGTGTGTTTTTGAGGAATTTAGTGTTTGTTGGTCAAATTGGTGTTCCAGCTTCTAATGCAAACATGACCGATGGAATTACAATAGGACAACTCGGTGGAAGCGGTGAGGCATTAACTTTCAAATCAAATCTCACAACACATGGAGTAACCACTCAGACAGAAACTAATACTTGGGGAAAAGTGAGGATTTTTAACACTGATGATGGTGGGATCATGATGGCTGGATATTGTGATGCTGGAAATACTGGTGTTTTAATTCAAGGAACTGCTCCTACTGATGATACAGGCAAAGCAACAACTGACAATGGTAATATAATACTAAATGCAACAAAGACAAATGGCACAGGAATACAGGCTGTTGGAGCAGATGGTAATCTTGTTACGATTGAAAATAATCATACAGCCCGTTTCATATTCGATGCCGAAGGATCTGGTCATGCAGACGTTGAATGGGTTGCATTTGATGAATATAATGATGTTCAGGTTCTTTCTGATATTGAGGCTTTGATGCTTCCTGATATGTTTGGTCAGACCGTTGAATACAATCTTGTAGCGCTTGAAAAACTTGGTATCGTTGGTAAAGGCTCTTTCGGAACCAATCCTAATGGTAAAAATCACGCTATGATTAACTGGACTAAAATGAGTATGCTGCACCATGGAGCGATTCAACAGGTTTATGCTGAGCTCCAAGAGTTAAAGGAAGAAAACAGTCAGCTCAAATCTCAATTAACGACTTTAATAGGAGAGGCTTAATATGCCAGGAATAAGTTTTGATTTAACAGACGATCAGCTTTCACAGGCACAAGAAGCATTAACAACTCAGGATGCAGATGGGAATGATGTTGTACCTACGCAAGCCGAAGTAGGTAGTTGGTGTTTGCGCCACCTGAGAGATAAAGTTTTGAGTTTCTTTCTTAGTCAGGCTTCTACGGAAGCTGAAAGTACCAAGAGAACCGACCTGACGAATGCTGGTTGGTAGTACATATCACCACAAACCACAGGAGACCATAGACCATGAAGAAGATCACGTTTAAGACGTTCGAGGTATTAAATCCAACAAGGTGTCATATATGCGGAGCAGCTGGCGGTCCACAAGGACAGATGATATTCCTGGATCCGGAAGGAAAGCAGAAGTGCCATTACAAAGAGCTTATCATATCTGCGCTGGACAATCCTCCACAGCAAGGTTTCTTACCTTCTGTTATGGAAGAGAGAAATAGAGTTGTCAAGAAGCTCAAATCAGCGAAAGGAACTGTTAAACTTGAGGACGCTGACTTTACTGTGTTACATAATGCAGTTAAAGCGCTTCCATTTCGAGTGAGAGATGAAGGTTTCACAGAATACTGGAATCACCTTGATTGGGTTGAAGAAACAGAGTTTGACGATGATGGTAACGTAGTAGAGGAAGAAGATAAGAAAAAGAAGAAGAAGTAATTGGAGACTACGTCTTGATGGAAAAGAATGATTACAAGAAATGGAAGGACCATGAGTTACTTGTCAGAGTTGCTACTAAGCAGGACATGATGCACGAGGACGTTAGAGAATTGAAAGATGAAGATAGGCGTATACATCATCGTATTAATGACGCTCACAAAAGAATTAATGCCATCAAACTATGGACAGGAGTTTCTGGAACAATAGGTGGAATTATTGGAGGATTCCTGGCATGGTTGACAGGTGGAAAATCATAACCAGGAGGAACCATGTTTTACATACTAAGATTTATCCGAGCATACATAGGTGGCAAGACAGAGTTAGGATTGCTTTTCAGCATCCTGGCGCTTGCTATCTATATGCTTCCGATCGTGCCTCAGTTCACCTTTGATATGTTAGTACCTGTACTGACAATCATAGGTACGTTCACAGGCACAGCGTTATTTAGTAGGATCGAAGATAAGAAAGGTACTCTTGACGCTTTCAAGAGCCTTTTCGCAGCCTTCCGAAAAAAAAGGTAATGCCTCACATACGTCGTCACATCACACTTGCCGAGTTGTCCTGTCCTTGCGGTAAGTGTAAGCCTGTTATCAATAATCGCTTTATAGATAAGGTTGAAGCTGCACGAGTAATAGCTGATAAACCTTTCCGCTTTTCTTCATTCTACCGTTGTCTTAAATACAATACTAAGATCCGTGGAGCCAGTAACAGTCCTCATCCACAAGGTATTGCCTGTGATATTAGGACTCATGGTAACAGAGTATTAACCAGGTGTATTGTAGACGCAGGACAAAAGGTTGGTTTTGAAGGTATAGAGATCTGTTCCAGACACGTACACTTCGATGATATGAAGAGAGCCGAAGGTCATGTAATGTTTATCAACCTTTCCAAGTAAGTCCAAACTTAATTATTTTAAGTAAAACCTTCCTGCAGTGATCCAAAACCGGTCAACCGGCAGCTCGTCAAACCTAATTTATTTAAGTTGCGGATCCATACCGGCTTTAATAAGTTCAGTTTAGAAACTAATACTGATTTGATGTGAAAAATGAGCTGCAAATGTGTGACAATGACAATTTTCTCGACGAAGCTGTTTAAGTTCGATTCCCATCGGGCGCTCTCCTCTTTGTCGAGAGGAAACCTCCTCTAATTTACTGTAATTCCAGCTAAGTCGTATCGAGGAAGAAACGAAATGCGTGTGACAATTACGTGACTAAAGTGTTACAGTTGATTGATGTAATAACGGAGGAAGTCTGTGTTTGGATGTGTATAGTCTGCGGTGACCTTGCTTGTGGATATGTGACCTAACAACGCTTTACGGTCCTCATAGGCAAGACCTAGATCTCTCAGGTGAGTGTTGAAGCTATGACGAAGGCTGTGCAGATCTGCTTTCATACCAAAGTTTTCTCTCAAGATTTTTTGAAATCGTTTCCTGGATTCATCTCTTCTGTGGACCGTTGGCATTAGATCTACCAGCTTATCTTTATAAGGTAGTAATTCATTATGTAGCGGAATCATAACTGGTTCCGCTGTTTTTGTTTGTGCCAGCTCGATACAATCACCTTTAAGGTTTTCAGGTTTTAACGTGCCTGCATCACCAACACGAAGTCCAGTATAGTAAAGTAAGGACCAGAATATGCGATCGTCCTCACGCCAGGCAAGATCTATTGTCTTTTTAACTATATCGTGAGGAATTGCCTGTCTTGGTCTTTTTGTTTTTTTCGCTGGAAGTATTACATTTTTACAAGGATTGCTATGAATGTATTTATTCTGAATAGCATATTCGAACATAGCTTTTACGATCGAGACTTCATCTCTGACTGTTTTGTTTGCTTTGTCATCCTTTAATCTTTTGCTGATATAATTATTTATGTCCTTAACGGTTACTCTACCGATTAAGTGATTGCTGTAAACATAAATAAATTGTTTCAAACCAGCGCTTATACGTTTGGACCAGGACTCCGATTTCACTGTTTGGATCAGCTCGATATACTCCTGGTATAGAGCTTCGCAGGTCATACTTTTAGTGGCAATTCCATGTCTTTGCAGGATCCTCTCTTCGTCCCACTTAGCCTGGATTAGCTGAGCGATACGTTTATTAGGTGTGCCAGTTGACTTCTGGATCCGGTGAGGACCACCACCATCAGTATATTGCCAGTGAGGAGATCCTGTACGCTTATAGATGCGTGACATTATTGCTTAGATATAGGAAAAGGTCTACCTTTGAAAATAATAAATCTCTGACCAACTTCATCTTCAATGATTGAACCACTTGGATATTTATATAAACTATCTTTTTCCAATACATTCCATTCTATTTTGTTCTTCCAATAGTACGATTCATCGTCAGAGTATTCAATAAATAGTTCATACATATCACCTGTTGCATTATCAAACAAAACATCCATAACCTGAAAGTCAAAAATTGTAGTGTCAAGATCTTTTGTATCATGATAAAATATTGTTGGAATAGTAACCTGTTTGATTTCATATCTTCCTACTTCCTGAGCAAAAATCAGAGAAAGGAATCCTATAATATATAATAGCTTTTTCATTCTATACATTTCTTCCGCAATCGCTTAACTTCCTCAACAACCGCCACCAGGTCGTTCGCCATAACCGCTTGAACTAACCTCTCATTTGTCTCCTTCAATTCTTTAATATATTCAGCTGTCTTATCCTCTTCACCTTTAAGCAGCCAATCCAGGCTTACATTAAATACCTCGTGAATACGAATAATTGCATCGATACCAGGTCTGGATCTACCTTTCAACCAATCAGCTACATTTCCAGAAGAAGCATCAATCCGTCGGGCAAATTCAGCTGGATTGATTTTTTCATCATCAATTATTTTTTGTATTCGCTCGTACATAAGTGATATAGCTCTTGACAAGCTCGTATTTACGAACTTATATTAAGGATAGCCATGAACCGCCAACTCACCGCAAGTCGTCATTATATTACACGATATAAATACGTAAATCAAGGAAAAGTGACAAAAATGTGAAGGAGGAATTATGTCTGAGAACCATGAAATATTGACAATTAAAGAAGTGGCCAAGTATCTGCGCTTTGAGGACGTAAAGGCAGTTTATGACCTGATTCATCTTGGCAAGTTGAAGGCAACAAAACTTAACAACCGGACTTACCGTGTCCGAAGAGTTGACCTTGATAGGTTTCTTGAGGAAAACGAAGTCCAGGTACCTCACTTATGAGCGAAAGGAGTCAACCAATGACTACGAATATGACTGAAAAATCGATACCAGATTATTTTGACGACTGGCAAGATGTTTTAGGTTGGCACTCGTGTATGCTTTGCGAATCACCAACCGATAACGGTAGCGATCAGGCTTGTGATGGCTGTCAGGAAGAATGTGAACATGAAGATACTGAGGTTTTGACAGAAGATGATGTTGGGCCATACAACTTGTCATCAGCTGGTAAACATTGGTGTCTGAATTGCGGAAAAGTTTTGGAGTACGAACCGTCATGCACATAGACGGAGAAACAGTGGCAGCCACGATAGGATTTGCGACCTTAATATATGTGGCGCTACGACTTATTTATGATATTCTTTTTAAGGAGGAATAGCCATGATTGAAACCATAACAGTAGTAGCTATTCGTGAAGGAATCTGTGATGGACATGGCGGTTTTTCACATGAACTTGGATTCATTGAAGAAACAGAAGAATGGTTATGTGAAGAATGCTGTGATGAATTATATGAAGAGATCATAGATGATATTATTGAAAGTGATAGAGCAAGTCTGTGATAATTGAGGAGAGAATAAAGCCGAGGTGGTGGGGTATTAGTAATATCCATTGGAGCGTTATCGTAAAGTGGGTTTGGAGGCGTTATTTCTCTCTTGGAATGAAAGGAGAATCATTATGAGTGGATACAAAATTTATCGCTTTATTGCGGAGAAAGTTAATGGTCTGAAAGTGATCCAGCTTTCTCCGGAAGGAAAGAGTTTGCAGGTAACCGGAAAGGTCGGATCCGGCAAGACCTCTATTATCGATACGCTGTTACAGACATTTACTGGTGGACTGGTTCTAAAAGAAGGTGAGGATTTAGGATCCTCAGCTGTTGAGATCTCTGATGGAGAAAAGCAATTCAGGATCCAGCGCAAGGTACGCCAGGATAAGAAGCCTACTCTGGAAGTGTTCACCGGAGACGAGTTTGATATGAGGATAGCACAGCCTTCTGATTTCCTGAAAACATTGGTAGGAAAGGACGTGGCGATCAGTCCTACCATGTTCAACAATGTCAAAGGTGGTGGCAAACAGCGAAAGGAGATCTTATTCGAGGCTTTAGGTATTGACACAACTACTGAGGACGGTGAGATCAACAAGCTGAAACAGGAACGGTCTTTACTCAAGCATGATATGAATAAATTGCGTGTGGACCTGGAAGAAACACCGATCGATTCTCACCTGCCGAAAGAGCTGGTGTCCGCTACTGAGTTGATGGAAGAATTGAATAAGGCTAACCAGCATAACCAGGACCTACAAAGACGTTTAGATGCTACTGGCAGAGCTACTCAAGATTACGAGAAGGACGTAAAAGATCTACAAATGGTGCTTGAAGAGATCGAAGCCATGGAACAGAAATTACAGGATATGAAAGACAGGTATAAACTCAGATCCGGACAGATTGCAGAAATCGGCAGACAGATTACAGAGGAAGAGGAAAAACTCCATGAGATACAACCGATCGACACTACTGAGCTTAAAGAGAGGATCCAGAAAGCTGATGAAGAGAATGAACTGATCCGGAAGAACATTGAGCAAAAGAAGAAGAAGGTTGATCTGGAAACGAAACAGGATGAATACCACGATTTTGGTCAGGAGATCAAAACGATTGAGACTTACAAGAAGGCTTCCATCGATGAATTAATGCCGATACCTGGTCTGTCGATCGGAGAGGACGACGTTTACTACGCCAAGAATGGATCCACACCTGTACCTGGATCCATGTGGTCCACTGGTGAGAGCATTTACCTTGGTTGTGTGATACGAGTCGCGCAAGGTGGCAATTCCAAGCTAAAGACAGTATTTGTGGATGATGTATCGCTCCTGGACGTGGAGACGCTTGACCGCTTGCGAGAGATACTTGGTGACTACCAGGTGTTTGAAGTACACAACAACATAGTTGGCGAACCGCTTAACGTGGTCACTATTTCAGAAGGTGAAATAGTAGAATGAAAGTGATTCCTCTTAAAGGCAAACATGGTATAGGAAAGTTCGCTCTCGTTGACGACGAAGACTACTATGGTCTTATTAGATGGAAGTGGCAGGTCAATTATTATGGTTATGTATTTAGACACGATTATGATCCAATAACTCAAAAGGTTAGATGTGTCTACTTGGCTCGTTTCCTAATGAATGCGCCAAAAGGATCGTTGGTTCATCATATTGACCACGATCCTCTTGATAATAGAAGAGAAAACTTGCAGATCTGTGACAAAGTACAGAACGCTCAAAGTAGTGTTGTTAGAGAAGGACGAAAGTATAAAGGAGTGAGTTTTCATAAATCAGCTCAGGCTTGGGAGGCATATATACAAGTAGATAAGAAGAAGATTTACTTAGGTGTTTTTACTAATGAAATAGAGGCTGCCAAAGAATATGATCGTGCTGCTACTGAATATTTTGGAGAGTTCGCCTTACTGAACTTTCCAGGTGAACCTTTAAATGTTATAACTATCGAAGAAGGAGAGGTTAAGGATGGAAAAGAAAACAACAAGTAGACACCTGAAGGTTGTATTCGATACAGATAAACTTCAGGATTTATCAACACAACTGGCTTTAAAAACTGCGGAGCTTAGATCGCAGGAAGACGAAAAAAAGGAAGTGATGTCTGATTTTACTGCAACACTTAATCGATTGAAGGCTGAGACTAATTCTTTAGCAACGAAGATCAATAATGGCTACGAATACCGTAGTGTTGATTGTGATATTGATTACTTATGGGACGAAGGAAACAAGAAGATTATCAGACAAGATACACAGGAAGTCGTTGAGACTCTTGCTATCACACCTGAAGAGATGCAGACGGAATTTCCGCTTGGTGAACAGGAAATAGAAGGATCCGGTCAAGATGAGGTTCCGACGCAAGAAAAGGAGGTAGTGGAACATGAAAGATCTGATTATTGGCTCAGTTTGCCTTGAAGATCGTATAGAATGGCTAAGAGCATGAATAAGAAATGTCCAACGTGTGGAAAGCAATTCAAAGCTGAGAGGAGCAGAAGGATATTCTGTTCTAAAAGTTGTTCCTATGGTTCTCGTGAAACAAAACGAATTGATCGTGGAAAGCTGGTGGAATTATATCATTACCGAAATATGAGTCAAGAAGAAATTGGTAGATATTTTGGTGTCTCTCAAAAGGCAATCCATTCTTATATGAAACGTCATGGTATATCTACAAGAGTTGCTGTCAAACGAAATCAATGCGGTGAAAACAACGACAACTGGAAAGGAAATAGGATTGAATATAAAGGTGCACATAACAGAGTAAGGAGTGTAAGAGGAGATCCTAAAATTTGTGAACACTGTGGAGCAAAGGAAAAAGGAAGAAAAATACATTGGGCAAATCTTAACAAAAGATACCATGATCCATTCGACTACATTGCTCTTTGTGCGAAATGCCATGTGCGTTTTGACAGAAAACGTCGCTTAACTGTTATAGCATAATAGGAGAAAAAAACTATGAACGATTATTTTACATCATCCAAAGAAGATTGGTTGATGAAAAGAAAAAATGGAATAGGCGGTAGTGACGCAGCTGCTATCCTTGGTCTTAACCGCTGGAAGTCTCCGATCGAGGTCTACTACGAAAAGATTGCTGAGGATCCGATCGACAAACCTGAGACAGCGATTATGACGTTTGGACACATGGCAGAGGATATTATCGCTGGCTGGTGGGAAAAGGAAACTGGTCGGAAACTCGCTCGTGATGCGAAGCCTGGTGAATATCACATGAGATTCCATCCGGAATATGACTGGATCTTCTGTGACCTGGACCGTGTGATTCTTCCGGACCAGGAATTTGATACACCAGGAGTATTCGAAGCTAAATCTACAACCTCATATTACATCAAAACCTGGACCACTGAAATACCTCTCGAGTATTTTGCTCAGGTGCAACATAATCTGTTTGCTACAACGTGGATCCATGGAGCGCTTGGTATTCTCATAGTGGACCAGCGAGACTTTGACCAGAAGCCTTTACTTCCGGATGAAAACTACCAGAAGTTGATGTTTGATGAACTGAAGCGCTTCTGGTTCGATAATGTGTTGGAGCAAGTTCCACCGGAGCCTAAAACTGAGCAAGATCTGAGTATTCTTTATCCTAAGTCGGATCCGGAAAAAACTATCGAAGCTACTGAGACTGAATACAACCAGGTTGAGGCTATCAAGGAACTGAAGGCGCAGAAGAAAGAGGTTGAGGCTCAACTGGAATCGCTGATCGAGGAAGTCAAGCTACACATGAAGGATGCTGAGTTCTTGATGTATGACGAGAAGGTGATCGCCACCTGGAAGTCCGCTGCTGATAGTAAATATTTCGACGCTAAAGGCTTCAAAGAGGCTAATCCGATACTCTATGAAGAATTTGTAAAAACTAAAGCAGGATCGAGGAAGTTCCTGCCTAAGAAGTAACCAGGAGATAGGAGGACCACAACATGAATGACGTTGCTGAGGCTGCTACGCAGTCTATCCAAAAGCAAGTTCCTACGATCTATGATATGATCGAGAACGCTCGCCAAGGTTTCGCAAGATCACTACCAGCTGGCTTTAGCGCGAAAAGATTTGTTGAGCTGGCGTTGAGAGCTGTTGATGCTACGCCTGCATTGAAAGGTTGTAGTTGGAAAACGGTAGTAAGAGCGCTCAAGGATTGCGCTCACATGGGCTTGGAGCCAAACTCACCACTTCATGAAGGCGCTATAATTCCTTACAAAAAGGTGGCAACATTCCAGCCGGAATATCGAGGCATACTAAAACTGGTGTGGAATAGCGGACTAATCACGTCATTGGACTATGGTAAAGTTTGCTCCAATGATGTATTCGAGGTTGAACATGGATCCAATCAGAAGTTGAAGCACATTCCGAATCTATCTGGTGAGCGTGGAGAGGTCTACGCTTACTATGCTTGCGCCAATATTCTTAATGGTGGTTTCACTTTCGTTGTTAAGACAAAGGCAGACATACAGGCTCATGCGCAACGATTTTCTAAGGCATGGAAAAAGGAAGATTCACCATGGCACACGGATTTTGACGCTATGGCTTACAAGACAGTATTGCTTGAACTTGGAGATAAGAAGCTACCGAAGAAAACGACAAATGAAGCTTTACTGTTTCACCGAGTAGCGGTTTCGGAGACATCTGGAGACATACTGGAAGGAAGGATCAATCATCTTGACCTGGACATTGGAGCATTTGAGGAAGATAAAGTACCAGCTCCTCCGGAAGAAGCTAAATCTGACGACGGATCAGGTAATGGACAGCCTGAGGATCCACCAGTAGAGCAAGAAGAGACCAAACCTGAAGTAGCTGAAACAGCGGAACCAACGGAACCAACGGAAAAGAAGGAAAAAGGCACAGATCCTCGGAAAACGGAGCCTGAGGATGGCTCAGAAACGCAAGAAACGACCAAAACTGAAGAATCAGTCGATGAAAATGAAGATAGTTCAGAGACACCTATCCTGGCTGATACTGTTGATGGTTTGATTGACTTCGCAGCTGACTTTTGGAAGGTTCCTAAAGGTAAGACTCACGTTGCTTTGAATGAAGTCGCAAGAAATGATTACCAGGTGACGAGCGTCACCAAATTGAATAAAGCCATGATCCAGGATCTTGCGAAAAAGATCCATGATGGTACAGTCACTTTTAAAAGCGACTGATCCAATATAAAACTACTCGCGGGAGATTTTCAAACTGACAAGAGCTGAGATTACAGGTAAAAGAAGTCTAGTGTTTTCCAGGTGGATAAGACGTTGCTTACCTCATAGTGAGAAAGGCTTTCGTGTTACCAACCAGGACTGGATTTTCTGGAATGTTAAGACCAGGTGTTTAATGCTGTGTGAAGAGAAAACTTTTCATGCAGCATTATCATATTGGTTCAGACAGCTTATTAAAGAAGTCCTGGATCCTGCCTTACGTCAATACTGTCCACAGGTCGGTGTTGACTACCGTGGTTACCACTTCATTCAGTTTGAAAAACACGGACCAGAGGACGGTAGGATCTGGCTGGACGGTCGTCCGATCTCAGAGCAACAACTCAAACAATTCTTATCTATGAGAATAAACTAATGAACAAAATAATCTTAGAAGTAAGAGGTATTCCGAAAGCTCAGAAGCGATACAAATACGCAAAGAGTTTTGGACATACTTACGATCCATCACAAGGCGATAAATCTAATCTGTTGAATGTCGTCCAGGATAAAGCTCCGGAATCACCGATACAAGTACCTATGGCGGTATTTATGACGTTTTATTTGCCGATTCCTAAGTCTATGCCGAAGTATAAGAAAGAACTGATTAAAAGTGGCAAATATCATCATGGTAAGAAGCCGGATACTGAAAACATGGTTAAGCTGGTTCTTGACGCTCTGGAAGGTGTGTTCTATACCAATGATAGTCTGGTATACTTCATCCAATCTCAGAAGATCTATTCGGAAACACCAAGAACTGTAATCATTATAAAATGGTCAGATTGATACTATTTGTCATTGGTGTTATAACCTGCCTTTACCTGGTACCTACCAGCTGGTGGAATTGGCTTGATAACTTATCCTGGTACTGGTGGATAATAATTGCTTTCTATGGAGTCATATTAACCTGGTTCTGTATAGGATCTATTATCTTCATGATCGAAGGTCAAAAGAAGAAGAAATCGGAGGCTCAGAATTGCTGACAATGGCGTGTTTTCATGTTGTTGAGGATAGGTTCCTTTTCTCTCCTATCTCGCGGAAAGGTGCGCAGCCTTGAGCCTCCTAAACTATTATAGATGAAACCTAACATAAAAATCGAACAAGGCAAACTGAGCCAATTTGTTGAGTATCATTTTCGATCAAGTAGAAGCATCGATGTAGTGAACCGTAGAACAAAATTCGCGCTTGGTAAAATCTATTATCACGAACCATGGAGCCAGTTCATATTCGAACCAAAGTCATATACCGTTTATTCGATTGATTGTCTTAAAGATCTAGTGAGGTTTTTAAAGGAAAGGAACAATGAAAGTTGAATATCACGTAACCAGTTTAGAAATCTCAAAACAGCTTAAAGAGGCTGGATTTGAGAAGGAGAGTTTGTTTTATTGGTATTTTCATCCAATTGATAAAATATGGCATATTAATTATGGCATACCTGTTTATAGTAGTACAGAAAGATATGGATCCTATATCGCTACAGAGATAGTTGAGGAGTTACCGAATCATGGATTATCAATTTATAAAGTATTAGGAAATCTGTGGTGCGTTGAAGGACAAGCAGATAATGATCCTGTAAAATTCAGAGATGAAAAACTTTGTGATTGTCTTGCAAAAATGTGGCTCTGGCTCAATAAAGAGAAAAACCAGGAGAGTAAACAATGAAATGTAAATGTTGCGGAACTGATCCGCTTGAACTGAGAGAGACCGATAACAACCAGATCCAGGCGTGTACTGTATGTGGTATGGTCTATAACATCAGAGTAAACAATGAAATGTAAATGTTGCGGAACTGATCCGCTTGAACTGAGAGAGACCGATAACAACCAGATCCAGGCGTGTACTGT